CTGCGCAAGTATTACCGAGATGAGCTAGACCTGGCGAAAGCAAAAGCCAATGCTACTATCGGCGGGGCACTGTTTAACAAGGCCAAGGGCGGGGATGTTACTGCTATGATTTTTTGGCTGAAAACGCAGGCAGGATTCCGTGAGTCAACAAACATCGACCACACCACCAACGGCGAAGACCTGGTGCCAAAATTTGACGCATCTGGGATGAGTGACGAAGCGCTGGCCGAGATCATGAAGGCGCGCCGCGGTGACGGTTGAGTTAGCCGATGCAGATATGAAGGCGGTGGAGCGCGAATATTGTCGGCGCAGCCTCGCTAGCTTCGTGCTCCAGGCTTGGCACGTCCTCGAGCCGTCTACGCCGTACATCCACAACTGGCACATGGATGTACTGTGCGAGCATCTGGAGGCCGTCACGGCAGGCCAGATCACGCGGCTATTGATCAACGTACCGCCGGGCACGATGAAATCTCTGCTAACCGCCGTGTTCTGGCCCGCGTGGGAGTGGGGGCCGATCGGGTTGCCGCAGCACCGGTTTGTGACCGCATCCCATTCGGAGAGCTATGCGCTGCGCGACGCGCGCCGGATGCGACAGCTCATAACGTCCGATTGGTTCCAGGGATTGTGGCCGCTGCGGCTAGCCAACGATCAGAACAGCGCGGGCAAGTTCGAGAATGGCAGCCTGGGCTTTCGTCACGCTATGCCGGTGCGGTCGATGACGGGCAGCCGTGGCGACCGCGTAGTCTGGGACGATCCTCATTCAGTAGAGTCTGCCGTGTCAGCAGCCGAGCTAGCAACCACCCGCCGGATATTCCACGAGACATTGCCGACGCGCCTGAACGTGCCGGCTAAAAGCGCGATCGTTATCATCATGCAGCGGTTAGCGGTCGGTGACGTGGCGGGCGAGGCGCTCGCGCCGGGTATGGGGTACGATCACCTGATGCTCCCGATGGAGTATGAGCACAGCCACCCGCACCTGTCGACTCGGTACACCGACCCGAGGGCTGAGGACGGTGAGCTGTTGTTCCCCGGTAGGTTCCCGCGCCACGTGGTCGAGCGCGACAAGACCGCGATGGGTGATTACGCGGTTGCCGGCCAGTTCCAGCAGCGGCCCGCGCCGCGCGGTGGTGGCATGTTCCCGGTCGATCAGTTCGGCATCATCGACACCTTGCCCGAGCCCAAGCAGATCGTTAAGCGCGTGCGAAGCTGGGACAAAGCCGGCACCGCCCAAGGCGGCGCGTATACCGCGGGCGTCTTGATGCTGCGCACGCGCGACGGCGAGTATATAATCGCGGACGTGTTGCGCGATCAGCTGTCGGCGCTCAAGCGCGAGCGGCTGTTGAGGCAGACCGCGCAGATCGACGGTCACGGCACGCATATTCTCATTGAGCAGGAGCCGGGATCAGGGGGCAAGGAGTCCGCGGAAAGCACGGTCAGGAGTCTCGCGGGTTACAATATACGATCGGACACCGCAACAGGCAGCAAAGAAGTTCGGGCCGATCCGTATGCTGCCCAGGTGCAAGCCGGCAACGTGTACCTACTGCGCGCCGATTGGAACTACTTATTCAAGGGCGAGCACGAGACCTTCCCGGTTGGGAAATACAAGGATCAGGTTGACGCGGCCGCGGCGGCTTTTAACTACATCGCGCCCACGGCCGCGGCGCTAGACACGTGGGCGAGGTTAGGCAAATGATTGTTTCGAGCATCCGGCAGGCGCTGGCAACACTGCTCGCGCCGAACGCCGCGCAGTTCACCGATAACGGACGCTAATATGTGGAAAGAATTCAAGGACAACTTTGTGAATTTCTCTGCGCAGCTAGGGCTAGGCGCGGGGAGTCAGCAGGACGGCAGCCACTACCGGCAGAGCTACAAGAGTCGCAACCGCTGGGAGTTGGAGTCAGCATACCGCACGAACTGGGTGGCCGGTGTAGCGATTGATACCGTAGCGGAGGATATGACGCGTGCGGGATCGACAATCACGTCAGCGATTGATCCAGATCGGGCGGGCGCTATTCACCGCGGGTTCGAGAAATGGGAAATCTGGAATCAGTTGCGTCAAGCGGTCAAGTGGTCGCGGCTGTATGGCGGGGCGATCGCAGTCATGATGGTCGACGGCCAAGACCTGTCTACACCGCTCAACGTCGAGTCGATTAAGCGCGGCCAGTTCAAAGGCGTTCAGGTACTCGACCGCTGGATGATCCAGCCGAGTCTTAACGACCTGGTTGAGGATTATGGGCCGCACTTCGGTCTGCCCCAATACTATGACGTGGTGGCCGACTCGATGGCGTTGCGCCGCGCCTCGATTCATCACACGCGATGCATACGTTTGGAGGGTGTTCATCTGCCATACTGGCAACGCCTAGCCGAAAACCTTTGGGGGCAGTCGGTGCTGGAGCGCGTTTGGGATCGCATGGTGGCGTTTGACTCCACGACCCAGGGCGCGGCGCAGCTAGTCTACAAGGCGCACCTCCGCACGCTCAAGGTGCCGGGATTTCGCGAGATCGTCGCGGGCGGCGGGCCGGCTTACGATGGCCTGGTCAAACAGATTGAAATGATGCGCGCCACGCAATCGAGCGAGGGCATCACGATACTTGACGGCGAGGATGAGTTTGAGACAAGCAGCTACGCGTTTAGCGGGCTGAGTGATATGATGCTCCAATTCGGCCAACAGCTATCCGGCGCGCTCCAGGTGCCGATGGTACGCCTGTTCGGGCAGTCGCCTGCTGGACTATCGAGCACCGGCGAATCCGATCTGCGGACGTACTTCGACGGCGTGAACGCGGCGCAAAACAGTCGGCTACGCACCCCGCTTCATCTTCTATACGAAATGATCAGTCGTAGCGAAACCGGGCAACCGTTGGACGATGACTTCGAGTTTGCGTTCAACTCGTTGTGGCAGCTGGACGACAACGAGAAAGCAACCATCGCCCAGTCCGTCGGCACGGTTATGAATGACCTGGAGCGCGAGGGTAATATATCGCACGCGCGCGTGCTTGAAGAGCTGCGCAATCTGTCTAGCAAGATCGGCGTATTCAGCACGATCACCGACCAGGATATTGAGGATGCGGAGAACGAAGCACCGGAGCCCGAGTTGGCGGCCGTGCCGGAGCCGGCCGTAGAGGGCAACAGCGCGTTGGAGGAAACGGCTGAGGAGGGCAGCGATGGCGACGTATAAGCCATCGCGCAAGAAGATCTCACGCCGCTACTACGCCGCGCTTAATCGCATCGCGGAAAACGTGGGGCAGTTGGTCGAGTCATATGACGTGGTTAACTATCCGCAGCGCGCTTCGACCGTTCGGCAGCAACTGGAGGCGTATTCAGCCGAGCTACGCGAGTGGGCGCGGGAGACGGGGCGCGTGATGGTAGCTGCCGCCGAGCGCGAGGATGAAAAGTTGTGGGGCAAGACGGCGCGCGAGTTGAGCCGGAATATTAGGGCCAAGATCGACGGCGTTGATATGAGCGAGACGCGCCAGATTTTGGTTGCTGAGCAGGTTGAGCTGATTCAGTCAATCCCTACCGAGGCAGCGGAGCGTGTGAGCCAGTTATCGCTGGAGGCGTTGGCCGGTGGATCGCGGGGCCAGTCCATCGAGCGCGAACTACTCAACACCAGCGACGTTACAAAGGCGCGCGCCCGGCTCATCGCTCGGACAGAAACGGCCCGCGCCACGACCCAATTCACCGAGTCACGCGCGCAGAGCGTAGGCAGCGACGAGTACATATGGCGCACCGCGGGTGACGCGGACGTTCGCCTGGGCCATCGGGCGGTGGCCAACAAGACCTTTCGCTGGGATTCGCCCCCGGCCGTGAAAACGGGGGACAGGACATATCACCACCACCCAGGGGAAATATTCAACTGTCGCTGCTACCCCGAGCCGCTAATCCCAGAGTAAGACTCGGGTTTTACACAAAGCGCTTGACGCGCCTGAATAACCAAGGTACGCTACTGTAAAGATGAGTAGCGGAAATACGTGAATGGAATTACATGACGCCGTAGCGGTAGATGATGCCGCCACCCGGATAACGGGTGACGGTTACCTTGTGTCCAGCGCGCGCGTGGCGCGCACCGGTATTCAAGACTACGCTGGCCATGAGCTTGACCGGCCGGACATGCCAAACGTTCGCGTGTACCGCCCGGAATCCGAGGTGTTCGCGGCCGACGCGCTGCGCAGTTACGCGCACCGCCCGGTGACGAATAACCACCCGGACGAAAACGTCGACGTTAACAACTGGAAGCGCTACGGCGCTGGTATGACTGGCGACGAGGTTATGCGCGACGGCGAATACATTCGCGTGCCGCTCACGCTCATGGACGCTGAAGCGGTCAATGACTTTCGGGCCGGCAAGCGCGAGTTGTCGATGGGCTACAGTTGCCAGATCGACTTTCAGGATGGCGTAACGCCAGACGGCGAGCAGTACGACGCAATTCAATCCCAATTACGAATGAATCATTTAGCGCTTGTCGACCGCGCACGCGGCGGCGAAGGGCTTAAGATCGGCGACCACGAACCAAAGGACACTATTATGCAGGACACGACTCTAGCGCGCGTTCTCACGTTTTTCGGCGTGAAGGACAGCGCTGAGCTTGATACAAAATTCCGTGAACCGCCGACCACCAGCACTGGTGTCGCCGATACAACGGCTGCTGCCCCCGGCGATACCGCGGCTGCTACCGCGGCCAGCCCGAACG